AACCTCTGCCCTTGCCAAACCAACAGCCCCCAGTCGGTTGGTCGTCAGCGGTGCTTTTCCGTCAGCATCAGCAAGCGCGTGAACGATTTCCACGCCCTCTTCATCATAAAGCGGTTCTTCAACTGTTACACCTGCCAGCTGTGCTGAGTTGGCTGCTTTATTTACCTGCTGCTGGGATGGCATTTTTCGACCAGTAGCTGCCAGCGCTCCACTGTTGTTGATAACCTCAATGGCAAGAGCAGTATCATCAGGACTGCGGTAATACGTTACGCTCCCCTCAGGGATATTAGCTATATCCGCCTGCGCTTCAGCCAGTGTCATATACTGGCGACTGAGTGGAATAAGGTTTCGACGAGTTTCATCCACAACAGCTTCACTATCAATAGCGATTTGTTCTCGCTGGTCTTCAGCTTTTTTCTGAATGCCTGATAGTGAGTCCCACTCTACGCCTGTTCGAGTGGTAACAGTTAATTGAGGCCCATTAACAAAATCATCTATTGTCGCGTTATTATCCCAGGCATCGCGCATGTCTGAAGACGGGGGTGGGTTCCCCGTATTATATTGAGACATATAATTACCTATTTTAAAGTTCAGGAGGTTCCGGCCATTGAATGCCTGGGGCATTGTTTACATCTATCGCCTGAAGATTTTTAATATATTCAACCCATTTTTTCAGGCTATCTTTATCAGAATCAGAAATTGAACCAAGCAGCAATTCGGTTTGCCAGAAGTTGATTTTTTCGTGAGCTTCCTGCAAAAGTTCTCTTTTGTTATTACTGGCTAATTTCACTTCAGCCGCATGCTGTGCTTCAGTATCTGTTACCCAATTATTACCATTCCACCTGTCATAAGGTGTTAACGGTTTTTGTGTTGTTGTATTATCAGGATAACCACCAAGCGAATGCACCTCCATTTCAATACCCGTCTCGATGGAATATACTGTTTCTCCGCGTCGGTCTTCAATATATACCCACGTTGATGAAATTACATCACGACAGATTGCATACCCTTCTTTTGGGCTGTCTGGTTTATCGATGGTTGAATTTGCGGGTATCCCAACCCCAACAGCCAGATATTCAGTGGATTCCCCAGTAAACTCCAGCGATTCTCCATCAAAATTAAAAACAACAATATCACCAGCTACCGTAGCAATCAGATTACTATCCAGTTTTGCTTTCGTCATTATGCAGCCCTCACAATATAGTTAAATGCGACGTTATGCGGCCGGTTCTCATTAGCCGTTGGGACCTGAGACGCTGCGTTAAACTTCAGATTGCGGAATTGAACGGAACTACCCGAGCCAAGAGGCACAAGATTAAAGCCAGTGCCATTATATGCAAGAACCCCCTCAGATGAGTTCGCGTCCTCTGTCCAGACGTTAGCCACGCTCCCTGTCATTTGACGGATTGCGTCTCCCTGCATGCTTAATATTGCACGTCCACTGTCAAGCCCCCTTCCGTCATCCCACCCCCTCAAAAACTCACCCCGTAAGTCTGGAAGTTTTCCCGCAGGATAAGCTTTAGCCAGTAATGGATAAGTGCTTGTATTGAAATTTGCGCCATTGCATTTTAACCATCCAGCAGGTGGCGTTTCGGCAGGCCACGGCATAGGAATACCAGCCGGTACGGATCCGTTTACAATGGCTTGCTTTAATGCCGTTACAAAAGCTGCACTATTTCCGTTATCCAGAATATCCTGTAATAAGGTATCTGATACAAACTGCGCTAAGCCAGATGCTATGAAGGTTGCCTGTCTGATTGCTTTATTTACCTGAGCTGATGAAGCTTTACCGGATGTAAACCCACTGGTTACAGCAGGTAAAGTTTTCCAGTCAGATTGAGGGGTAACATTTGCATTACTCCCCGTTGCGAAAGATAGAAAATCATTAGTCGCCATTTAAATATCCACTCCCCACGCTCCGGAATCAAACCCAGATATATATTCGTTGTTAACATCAAAGCCAAAGAAGGTGTTCCCCCCATCTGATGGCATTTGCATTTCTTTAACCTTTACTCCTGCGGCCTTAACCGTGAGATATCCATTTTGTATAGCCCACCATAATTCTGAATTAACCTGGTCGATCGGATTCAAGTCATATCTTGAAGGTATATATCCAGCAGGAATAGCAACAAATGGTCCTTTATTGACTGCGCTATCAAATATCATTCTATCGATATCACTAAGCACAATTGAGTAATCGGGCAAAATCCAGATGGATATCGACATATCCTGATTGTCAATAATCGCCATGCGGATACCTGAACCAACAAGGGCGCTATCGAGAATATCTGGTAAGGTATCGTTCTGGCCGTTCCAGTGATTTATCGCAATTTTTACTTTAAGTACCAGCCGATACACTTCATCGCTAAGGTCAAGATAACCATCATCCGGATCGAATGGTCCCTGCCACATCCCCTGGTCCCATCCCAGTTTTTCAGTATCCCAGGAAAAATAAACGCCAGAGATAGGTGTGCTTACCCTTCGTTTACGTCCTATCCATTCACCAAGGATATCTAGTTGCTTACCAACTGCCGTATCAATATCAAACGCCGAGATCATTCCTGTCATCGTTTGGGAGATATCAATAAGGGGGCGCGTGGAAAGATCCACATGAGCAAAGAATTTCGGCTTTCCGGCGTGATAGTTTGATATCCGGTCAGTGTATTTGCTCATAGCATCACTTCCAGATGAATATTATCGATACTGCAGGATGCGGAATGGTCGTAGGCAATCACGACGTTAGCAGCGGCTACCGTAGCAGCAGAGGTTCCGATCAGCAATTCGGTAATGTCGTAATACCGTGAGTTACCACCACTGACCACCCCCAGATTCGCCGGGGAATAGACACGGCTTATCACCACGTTCGCTCCTATGGCAAGGGAGTTGATGTACGCCGCTACAGCAGCTTTTATTTCATTGCCTACCTGTGAGGTATACCCCGTCAGAGGTTCGATCGTAATGCTGACAAAAATAGGCACATCAACCGGGCGCGAGAATCCGACCGGGTGAGGACTACCGTATTTATCCGGCACTGAAATTATTGTGCTGCCGTATGGCGTCGTTCCCTGGTCTTTTACGCCACGAATAGTGTTTGCAATCTCCGTAGCGTCTCCACCTTCCACGATGGCGGCTATTGAGTGCGGCGGCAGGCCATTAGCATCAGGCACGTCCTGATCGTTCTCATACAACTTGTGACGACTGACGCCCTTAATATTCGCTATTGCACCGTCTACTGCTTCAAACGGCGTGAGAGACGGCAAGGCAACGCTCTGCGACTGCCTGATGCGAAGTTCTGAATCTTTTTCTGCAGCTGTGCCGACAGTAGCCGCCAGCGGGTTATTTGCCGATGACCAGCCCCGCGTAGGCGTGTTGATTTTGTTCACCGTTCCCGCCAGTGCTGCTATAGCACCGGAATTTGCACAGGTGGCAGTAGCAACAATCGTCCCATCAATACCGATTGATACGGTTGGAGGTAGATTCCAGATAACCCCGTTTGCATCCTTCACTGAGCCGTTGGTGATTGAGGTTCCTGCAGTACCGGTTAACAACAGGTCTACCGTTGAATTCGTCGCCTCACGGCGTTCTATCCCGTTAATTTTTACGTTGCTTGACAGCCCCACGCCGATCCCGGTTGATGGCGAGAAACTGTTATATACCTGAATAGCGGTGTTATTGGCGTCATGAATTGCCAGCGCCACCAGCGCGATTAGCTGACCATCTTTACTATCCGGATCGATATAAGCATCAATGCCGTAAATCTGCTGAAAATATCCCGTCACAGTAGACAGGATGGTTTGATAGTCAGGCGCACTTATCCCCTCAGCGGTTACCGTTGCCGATAAGCCGAGAGATTCAAGGTCCAGAGCCATTACGCCTCCGAGGTTACTGTCATTGTCCCGTAGATGGTTTCCACCGTTGCTGTGAACGTTACGCGCCGTGTGCGGCTGTCAACGGTAGTATTAAAGTTGGTGATGGATTTAACCCCGCGCGTTTCAAGAATGCGTTTTCGAATAGCGAGGTTATAGGTTTCTGGCTTGTGCTTACCCAGGACGGATTGTATCCAGGGTGTTCCTTCTGTCGTATCGAGGAACCATTCGCCGTACCAGAGCAGGAAGCGCGTTTTAATGGCCTGCGCGACGGCCTCCGGAGAGTTAACCAGCCAGGTATCATCACCCTGACCAAACGTATAATCCCCGTCATCATCTTCACGACGGTAGCGCATGTTATCCCCCTAGTGGGTCTGTATTACTGCCTCCTGATTCAACGCCGCCGTGCATGTGCTTATCGACAATGGAACCATCCACCAACTGCAGGCGCCCATCCGGGAGGATTTTCAGGCCATTCAGATTAAAGCCACCTGGCGCGGTACCGTTGATTTCACCACTCGAAGGATTAAGGCTCAGCTTCGTACCGCCATCATCGCTACGGAGTTCTACCGCGCTGCTACTGATACCACTGATTTTCTTTGCCTGTGATTGTGGGCCGACCATGCAGAACGCATCAGATAAGTCATGCATCCTGTCGTCTACCGGCTCCTGAATGCCGCCGCTTTGCCACCAGAAATCGATACTCCGGTCAGCAAAAATAACCAAACATTCATCGCCTTTTTTCACCGGAAAGGTAAGAGAGCAACCGCCGCCGCGAGGAAACATGACAGGTACGTCGTTTAACACCGAGAGTGCCGTTGACTCGCCGTCTGAAAGTCCAAGAATTCCTAATTGGATAGTTGCGGTAACCGTCTCAGCATCGAACGATTCAACCGTTCCCGGAAGCGCTACGCGCAACACAGAGGAAACTTGCTTTTTGAGCTGGTTGAGCGTCTCCTGCTCGCCAGCAACCTGAGAATTTAGTGGTACAGGCATTTTTTCTCCAGGTAATAAAAAACCCGCACCTGGCGGGTTATGTTGGAAACATTGTGATTTCCACAACGCTTTGATTATCGGCGGTTTCTATTCGCCAACGTCCACTCAGCCTCAAGCCTTGCAGACTCGTCGCACATCTGCCCTATGAAATCTATCTGGGCCGTTCTGAGCTTTTTGTGGTGACATACAACATACCCGCGACGAAGTAGCATTTCAGTATGCCCCTCAAGGCTCGTCAGAAACTCATTAGGTTTGACTGCTGTTGCTGAGACTATGTACCCATCACGGAAGGTGAATATGACCTCACCGCTTGCGGATATTGGGATCATCGGCATCACCGGGGGTTGTTCTTGCTTGTTAAGCAACTCACCCTCAAGAGGAACGCGAGCAGCTAATGAAAGCGCCTCTGTAAATTGCTCCTCATTGATATCTTTGTAGCTGCAGCCAAAGTGAGATTTCAGCGATGACCACATGGTGATAATGGCCCGTGCCTGATTTTCCTTTGGCAACGCATGTCCGCGTGTCAGCACCAACTGCTTAATGGCTTCCTGCTGGTCAGAGGTAATTTTACCCGGCGTTGTTTTCACAGTTTTGCGCGGATTAATGACCTGACCTTTAGTCCAGTATTCGTAGAGAACATCGTCGCACTCTTCTTGATACTGGATCACTTTGTCGCGGATCTCAGGGCGAACCTTGTTAGGGCTAATGGTGCTCAGCCACCCTGCTAATTTTCGCAAGGCAAGACAGGTAATTGAACGGCGTTGAGTATCGCCAGGGAGCTGAATGGTCATTTCCACCACGCAGGTTTTAAATCGCTGATTCAACTTTCTAAATTGGGATTTCCAGTCCAGGCCCATACCTTCAACGATAGGCTTCATCGGGGTGTACGGTTCGCCATTGTGATTGACAATGTAAAGATGCGCCCCGTGAAAAGGCACGTTGATTGTACGATCTGCTGTTGCTACACTATTCATATCAGTTTTCTCGTGGTTAACTGGTAAATAAGAAGCCTCGGAGTGTTAGCGCACTGCCGGGGCTTCGTTCATTCTGGGCATTTAATACCGCGTCGTTCCACATACTCCCTCATTGCTCTGACAGCCTCCTTACTGAAAGATCGATCTGACTCCTTCGCTAGAGATTCCATGGCCCTCTCCAACCACTCAGGAACCCTCATAGTTTTAACTTTCATAAAAGTGTACTCATATGTATTAGGTATGTATACATATTATTTAGGTACGCATTGATAGTCAATAGGTACGCACGTAGACTTGCGTTATTGATTTGCTACACGGTGACAAATATGACCAAGCGCCCATACAAAAACCCGCAAGTTAACCTGAGGCTCCCGCAAGAGCTGAAAGATAGGGTTGCAGCTCTAGCTGAGCTCAAGGGGCGCTCCGCAAATTCGGAAATGGTTGACGCTATTAGCTTTTGGGTCGAAAGAGAAGAAAGGCTTCAAGAAGAGCTAATGTCTCGCAGGAGAGACATTATGCTAGCCAGGCAGTTCAGCAGTATCGAGGAACAGATCGAGTACCTAAAATCACTTGTCCGAGATAATGAGGACAAAAAGCCCACCTGAGTGGGCTTACTTTACCTTCACACAGTCGTATGTCCCAAAAACGCGAGGCTCGTCCATATTCATACGGACCGCTTCAACGTTAAGGATGGGTTTGCCATTACGACGTATGTAGTCCATACCCAACCAGCGGCCTGTATTTTTATCAGGAAGCATGATCTGAATCTTGACGTTGTCGTAGTCTTCCTTAGCCTTCAAGAAAGTGATTTTCTGCGACTCCGCCTTTACCCCATTCACTCGCATCCAACCATCATCGCCGGACTTAAGGTAAAAGTTTCCACACTGCAGAGCTGCCATTGACGAGAGCGGGGATGCAATGAGTAAAAACAACAAAGACGCCTTTACGCTGCTCACTATCCCAAATCCACCTTTCTGATCGTTGATTGACTCATAATGTCGGCAGAACCCTTGGCAATACACAGCAAATCCATATACCAGGCCTGCCCCCTTGTATCGCCATGATAGTCGATACTGCCGACAATGTAATCACCATCGGTATTAATAGAGGCTGGCTGCTGACTTACAGCGCCCGTTACTGTTCGGTTGCCATTATTGTCCTGTTCAGTGATCCACCCGGCAGAGTTACCAATTTCATCGGCTGAGAGCGCGGTACGATAAACCGACGCCTGATCCAGCCGAATAAGACCACCCAGCTTAACATTCGGGTTAATCAGTATACGGACGTTAACTCCGTTTCCCATGGTCTGCTGCGGCATGCCAATTAGCCCAGTATCAGCATTTAACACAATGGCCTCATGCAGATACTTATCCGGGGGCAGCATGTTGATTTGCCCGTCTTCATACCACCAGTTGGCCTTGCACTGGCGAGCAACGTCATCCATCGCCTCACGACTGGCTTTAAAAATGGTTCTGCCACGAGGGAACACTGTCGTAGGAAGCTCAGGAATACGCCCCAGGGTGATACCGTACGGCGCGTAATCTCTGGCGACCTGATTGAGAAACTCTGTCCACGTCCAACCGGCTGCAAGCGTAACGGTAGTTTGAGCGGCAAGATGCCCCTCCCAGCAGTCGATACACTGCACCAAAATCCAACTATCAGTCGGGTTGTCTTTCCCCTGAATGGTGAAACGAATATCACCAGAGAAGATCATACCGTAATTGGTGCCGTCAGGTTGTGATGCCTCACCTGCAGTGACATTACGAACTACCCCAACCTGGCTTTCATCAACGGTTGGCGGGATACCATCATACCCGGCGATAACCCTGATTTTAGAGAACTCCTGCCCCTGAATACGGTTGCAGGTCTCAGGGGTAAGGTTGTATACCTTAAAGTTACCTACGAAGCTGGCGAAGCTGTTCTGGGCCATCTTCTGAATATCGAATACCACTTTAAAATCAGACAGGGCAATTCCCTGTCCTTTGTCATCGAGCAGTTGCAGCTCGAAATGGCGCATCCAGTTTTGAGACATAATTACTCCGTGACCACCAGCAGATGACTGCCAGTGCCGAGATCGGTTTGAGTAGGGTAATCCTGCGTACTGTCGTCACAAATGACCGCCAGTTTAAAACCCAGATTTAGATAGGAATATTGAGCCAGAAGATCCGCGCCGGTTACCAAAGGAATACCCATGACTATGGGCTTTTCGCTGGCATCCATCAGATCGAGTATCCAGCACGGCTCGCGCCAGATAACCCGTATCTGATACGCAACACCTTCCAGCACAATACCGAATTGCTGATTATCCGGAGTCAGTGATATTTCGCTGATAACCATCAACCACCTCCGATAATTGACTTAAACTGCTTCCAGCCAGAACTAAGAAGCGATTCATTCTGCGCCTTCGGTGCTTTGGAGCCCGTATTAATCACAGATGAAGTATTAACACCCTCCTTCATGTCGGTTTTTTCCGCAACGGTGATGGTCTGCGTTTGGGTAATGATGACCTCTCGTAGCGTCAGCACCGCCGACAATACGTTTTCAGTAGTCCTGTCCGTTGTCACCTCAATCGCCCGTATCAGCATGTTGCTGTACAGCCGCTTGCCTGTTACCACATCAAACGGAACCCGGCTCCGCTGGATATCGATGATCTGCGCGTAGGTTTCGCTGGGGCTTAGCCCAAGATTAATTCCTAACGTCGTAGTGTCGGCGAAATCCAGCAACGAACCACCACCAGCAAAGCCGACTTCCATCGTTACCTCTGATGGGCGTCGGTATGCATGGTCAGAAACGGAACCTGTACCGGATGATGTTGGCCTTTCGACGGGGTGCTCTGTGATCTCCAGTGTGTCGCTGTGCTTCTCAGATACGACTACATCCGGAATGATGATGCCTATACGCCGACTTTGAAGATGAAATAGCGTGGAAAGGATATCCATTAGCCTGTTCCTCTCTGCCATTCTTGAAGCGTTCTGGAGTTAACCCCGGACTGGCGATCTGCAACTTCTCTCCCGGCTGCGCGTGGATCGGATACACCATGGATATTGATGTTCGTTTCCTGGTTAATCGTCGCCCCTGCAGCTTGTCGAGCCAGTGGACTTTGCCAATTTGAATACCCCTCTTTACGGGCCATAGACTGCATCAGGGAAGCCATCGTATTAGGGTTATTCAGATTCAATACGGCATCAGGGGAAACGCCCATCCAGCCAGCTACCTGTTTGGCGTAAAGCTGAGGATCGTTGTTATCGCCAGCAGGAGCCCAGGTACTCACGATATTCTGGACGGTTTGCAGCATCCGCCCCGTCGTTTTCCCGGTGAAATATCGCATCAGCTGGTTTTTCATCGCCTGCCATCCTTCCAGCGCAGAGCCAAAGGAACGGAAACCGTTACCACCTACCGGGCGGATATTCCCAGGGTTGTTGTTGCGGTCAGCCAGTGTTTTTTGCTCATGCTGATACCAGCCACCATCCTGGAACCGCTGTGTTACATCGTTCCATTTATCGATAAACCACTGTCTGGTTGATTCAGCGCTGCGCGTCACACCAGGTAAAGCGTCAGGCTGATCACTACCCTGCTTGAATAGTTGCTTACCAATACTGGCAGCATCTGACCAGCGACCATCTTTGATAGCGCTCAGCAGGTCACCAATCATGCTCAGCATCTTACTGAATTCGCCCATCTGGCTGATGAAGTTGCTGAAATCCCACTTCAGAGACCAGGATTTAGGGTCAATATTCAGAAGTTTTGCCAGTGCCTTACCCAGATCGACGACGGTCTGCCGGAGGTCTTTTACCATCTTCAGGGCGGCGTCTACTTCCGGCTTCCATTTCCCCCATTCAATCAGGCTTTTGCCGCCTTCTTTCCAGGTTTTATAGTCTTCCCATAGCAAAGCGATACTGGCAGCGAACGCAGTAACAAGCCCTATAGGAGACATCCAGAACGTGCTATTAAGTATCCGCAGCGCTACCGTTAATGCGCCAAACAGCGTTATCAGTTCCCGCGTCTGCTTATCCAGTGATTTCCACCAGTCCAGCAGATCAGAAGTCCCTTCCATCAGCCGGGAGAATAACCGGGCAATAAGGTCACCCAGCCACAATACTCCTTTGATAGCCGCCGTCAGCGTCTGCTCAATTTTCGGGAAGTTGTCGAGAATTTGACGGCGTAATTTATCCAGTGAACCAGCGAGGCCACCAGCCAGGTTAGCGCCGATTTTATCCCGCGCCATCCCTGCCATTTCACCGAACGACCGGAGCGATGTCATGAACCGGTTAGAACTTACTGCAGCCTGATCGGCGTTAAAGCCGATCGCTTTCGCCATAGCGGAATATTCGCCGGAGAACCCGCCGACACCGCGCCGCATCGCCATCAGGGTGTTTTCATCAATACCCAGCATGCTGGCGTACTGGTTAGCCCGGTAATACGGCATGCTGCTAAGCTTCTGGCCTACCCCGGTGAAGATGCTCGCCATATCGCGCATATTGCCGCTGGCGTCGCGTGTTTGCACACCCAGACGGTTAAGGAAGCCCTCCGCACCGGGATTAGTTCTGATAAACCGTGAAAGGCTCTCCAGCGAACTAATCGCCGAGTCAGCGCTACCGCCAACCTGCGAAATGGCATAACTAACCTGTTTAAGCCCCTGTACCGTCGCGCCAGTGCGCTGGGAGGCCCAGTACAGCTTGTCAGATGCCTGGGCTATTTTTGCCGTAAAGGCGACAACAGAGAGTGCCGCCGCTTCAACGGCGAACCCGGTTTTAATGGCGTTAGAAGTAACCCCCGCCAGCACTGCATTAAATTTCCGCTCGCCGCTTTCATCGACTTTGAAGCCGAGCGACACGAGAAAATCTTTAATCGTCTCAGCGTTCATTCTCCTCTCTCCATCTTGCGATCCGGTACTCGTTGTCAGCCTTCAGATCCAGCCAGTCATTCATTCTGGCGATATCCGCCAGGTCAACCGAACCGTCTTTGAGCGCAGAGTAAGGGATGTACCCGGCATCCACCGGGCGCATCAGATAGTCTTCACCATCAGGCAAAGAATCCAGCGTCAGTCCGCTTTCTGGGTGGGCGTCGCGTTGTCGGGGAGTTCTGGCAAAAAATTTCCCAGACTATCGGCGACCACCCGCGCCACCAGTTGCAGCATGTCAAAGAGTTCGATGTCATCAAACATCAGCTCACCGCTGCGGAAGACTGGCGTCCATTGTTTGCCATTTTCACGCACCACCATAGTGAGACAAGGATGGATGATGGCGTTCGTGTCTTCTTCGGTGAGTTTTGACAGTTCGTCAGCGATACGCGGTAGCAGCGTGTTAAAAACCGGCTCCAGCTTATCCAGATTGCCGCTGTCCAGTTTGGTGGTTGCGGGTAGCATCGCTTTGATACTGGAGAAGTCAGCCATCAGGCCAGCGAGGATCGGTAATAATTTGCGGGATACCTTCAGCTGTTCAAATACGCCCAGCTTGTTGGCGCGGTAATTCACGCCTTTAATCGTACATTCCATCGGTTAAAATTCCCCAAGCAGTTCATCAATTTTGATGCAGTCAAACACCCATGCGACCGTTCCGGCGACTTTAGGGTTGTTCCAGTCTGGTTGTTTCTGGAAGGCCACACCGCGTGCAGTGGCGATATCACCACTTGCTTTGTTACGGACCACAATGACGTTATTCCCCCAGGTGGAAGAGGACTGGCTTTGCGCGTTGTACATCAGCGAAAGCTTTTTATTGACCGGGGAAGTTTTCAGCAACGTAACGGTAATCGTGCCGCTCTTACCGCCGTGAAGGCTGTGCATACCCTCACCATCTGCGCCGATGGTCATGGTGTTTTTTGCCTCGGTCATCGCAACCACGATCCCCTCTTCGGAGTTCGCTGAACCAGCACCAAGTTCAATAGCTCCCGTAGGACCAGCCAGGGAAGCCGAGATATCAAGAAACGAATAAGCAGACATCAGGACTCTCCTTAGCGAACCACTGTGATTGCCACGCTGCCGTAATGGACAGCACCAGCCAGTTTCCCGGCAACCTGAATCGGCACACCCTTACGCGCTTCGCGATCGACCTGTAACTGGTCATCAACGTTTTCCGCCCAGGTGTAATAGCCTTTCGTCAGCATGTCGCCAGTATTGAGCTGCCCCATCGGGCCACCCGTCCATTTGCCCGGCGCAAACAGGCCATTTTGCACGGCTTTATCGAGCACCAGCTCAATGTTCGCAATACGGGTAGTGGTTCCGGCGTCGGTCTGTGGGATTTTGGTTGTACTGGTATAGAGCGTGTTGAAGTCGGCAGTCTGTACCGCATTCTGTAGCCAGTCGAGGCCGTGACGCTCGTCGAAGAAGTCACCATTGCTCATGACGCCCTGCTCAAGAATCGCTGTATCGTTCTCGTAGTAGACGTAAACGTTACAGTTCTTCGCTTCCAGGTTATTGGCTTGCGACGTACCCAGCGTTTCGTAGGTGATGCCTGGCTCCTGTTTAAATTTCAGGGTGATCGTCGTGTTACTGCCAGTGAAATCAACAGTGAACGCACGCGCAAAGGCAGAGAGCGCGGCATAGCGGCTACTGGTTGAATACTGAATAAACGTCCGGCTGTATTTCGCGGCTTTCAGTTTTGAGGCCAGATCCGTAGTTGTCGCCGCATCCAGGATTGTCGCTTCATCAGTGGTAATGCCAAAGATACGGGAAACGGTAGACGCTTCAATCGCTGCGGAAACGGTGATGATAGTGGCGTCATCCGGATAGTCCGCTTCAGGTACTGCCAGATGCAGGCCGTACCATGCGTTGTAGTCCATCAGTGCATTGACCGCTTCAAGAAGCGTTTCAACTTCGCCAGCCTCGCCTGTTTCAAGCGTTTTCACCCAGCGACCGACATAAACCAGTGTCGGCTGTGGCTGCTGAGAGAACCAGATAATAGCGGCTTTATACTCTTCGCTTTCCACCCCGAAATCATCACCAATATCATCAGGCGATGAGTAAGCCCGGAGGCGTTCGGCGATCGGGATGACGGTTGAATCACCCAGGATAAGCATCGAGCCAAAATTGCGCCCCTGCGCGGCCCGTGCGGAAAGCGTCACCGTCACGTTAGTGATACGGTTAAGGGGAAGCCCTTTTTCCATTTTAGTCTCCGGTAACTATCGTGACGTTAGGGCCAACGATAGATTTAACGTTGTATGTACGGGTGTTTTTGCGGGAAAGGGTCACGGTCACATCGTACCGGCGCACCCACTGGTTATTGATTAATTCGGGGAGGTTTCGTATATCTCCGGCATCCACCAGCGACAAACCTGAGATTCGTCGAAACGTATCTGAGTTTTGCTCAATGAATATTCCGTCACGGAAGCGCGTAGCCATCGCAGAACCACCAGGGCCGTAGAAACAAAGCAGAACCTGAATCCCTTCCCACGACCATTGCTCGCTCTGCTCTTCGCTTACCTGGATGTTTGCTGGCATGCCAGGCCGTGAGAGCGTGGAGAAGTTAAAGCCGCACCACGTTTTGCCGTTCGGCGGTATCTTTTGCTGGGGATCCGTAAAGCGCGGGTAAACCATATTTGCAGGCATCCCCGTAACCCCTCTCACCCAGCGGCTTAGCTGTCTTTCCAGCTCTTCGTCGTAATCCGGCTCACTGCCAACGGGTATAAGGTATCCGGGCTCTGTGCTGTCGTTACTCATGACCTACGCCTCATCAAGCAATTCACAATGAGCCTGCACAAACCCCGCTCCATAGCGCGTGTACGGATCAACCTTAGTTACACGATAGTTGTATCCCTCATACGGCACGATATCGGCATCCAATCCTTCACGATTACCGTGCGTAAGCCGAAATTGCGTTACTATGAGAATGGCGCCAGCAATGTTTTGCCCGGCAATCATTCGTTGTGCTTCCAGAGAACGGTCAACCGTCACCACACCAGAGAACGGGATAACCTGATCGGTGTTGGTCGGGAAATTATCTTCATCAACCGTTTGCACCTGCCGATGACAGACCAGCGAGGTATCCATAAAGTCCGGATCCAGCAGCACATCGGTAACATCGAGAAGCGGCATTATTTTTTCCTCACGACGTAGTTTATAGATTCGAGCAGATGGCCACGCGCATACAACGGCTTGATGCCTTTAATTGGCGGCTTTGATTTTCTGCGTTTCTGAATGGTTTTATCTGATAACGGCGTCAACCGGTCACCAGAACCGATTACTGCTTTTGAGGCGTCGCGGGCGATTTGACCAGCTTTCTCCAGTTGACTAACAGCTGCATCCTGCTTGCCATCCAGAGCAGCTTCAGCAGCGGCTTTCAGGCATGCTGTGGTCCTCGTTCTGGAATCTTCAATCCCCATATCGAGAAATGGACGGGGCGGTAACGTCACCACCTCGCCATCAATTTCAACGGTTGCCCCTGTCGATTGCAGATAACCCAGTTCTGCGTTCGTCAGCGGGGCGTCTTCGCGCTTTGGACCATCCGGGATACCCACCAGCACATCCATACCTGAAAGCTGGCGTAGAGACTCCAGAACAGACTCAGCGTTATCTGTGGTAATCGTTAATCCGGATTTCATTAAGGCGTACCTAACTGAATAGCCCCGGCACCGAAGATCATGAGGTATTCCCAAAACTCTGAGCCATAGCGCGTGTTGTTCCAGAAACCTGCATCCGGGTTAAGCGTCATGCTGGCGTCATAGCCCACAGAGACCTTGTCCACTGATTTAGATGTCTGAACGCCACTATTCGCCCCACCTGAAGCGCCAACAGCAGCACTTCGCATATCAGCCGCGTATAACGCCATGTAATGGGCGACAAACAGCTCTACTACGTAGGGGAAAATATCCTCACCAAACCGCGCCTCACTCATGAGGACATCCGCCAGATTCAATCTGGCCTGGATCATCGGAGTCGGGTATTTATCTTCATCAGAAAATTGCGGGAAGTCGGTCCGGAATTTCTCAGGCGTCGGCAGGCTTTTGTTTTTTGCCATTGGCTTTAGCCTCTGTGAGTTGCGCTTCAAGCTCGGCGATTCGGGTATTCTTTTCCGCCACCTGTGCTTCAAGCTCGGCGATACGCGGATCGTCTACCTGTGCAGGCGCTTCACCATCGGGTGAGCAATGCGCTTTCACAAACCAATGCTCTGCAACAGCATCATCAACATCATGAAAACCTGCAGCGAATGGCGTGATTTTGTCGCCGTCGTTGAAATTAAACGCGGTCAGTACATAGATTTTCTTCATCGGGATTCCTTAGAAAAAAGCCCCTGTTAAGGGGCTATGCCTGGATTAAATGCCATCCATGTAGTTCAGGGTTTCCGGGTAAACCGGCTCAACCGCGCCCAGCTTGCCGTAGTAAGTCACCAGCTGATACAGGCCGCGATACTGGATCGGGACGCTCTGCAGCGGGACCATCGGGAAGCGCACAAACTTCTTATCGTTGGTATAGGCCACCATGCGATCTGTACCGCCAACACCACGCCCCTTCATCCATTTAACCGGACGAATGTTCAGCGGTTTGCCGTTCTGGTGGTAAGCGATAGTGTTTGTCTCCAGATAAGTCAGCAGAGACTGGTTGCCAGCGCTGGAAACGATGGTGCTCGCCAAGAACGAATACTGTTCTGGCGGGATAAGCAAGTCTTCCGGCACTTTAGAGTAAGCAGAGCGGGTCCATGCGTTGCTCAGCACCTGGTTAATGCTGGCGCGGATTTCGTCGGGAGTTGAAGTGGCCCACGTTTTGGTTGCGTTGGTCGGGGTCACCTGAGACAGGTTAAGCAGACCTTTCGCACCTTTTGCGGCGTCACCGATATAAACCTGCTCATCGGTATCCATGTTCCACTTCAGCTGCATACCGTCATATTTCTGGGTATCAATCGGGCGACCGACCTGTGCCGCAGCATTCAGTTCGATAACCGTCCAGCCCAACTCCATACCCCATAATTCCAGGGGGAAGCCTTTTTTCTCGATATCAACATTGATACCTGCAATAGCTGTAGCCAGCGGACTGATCCAGTTTTTACCGTTGGCATTCGGTGTTCCCGCAGCGGCAAAGGTGGTGTTGGTAAAAGAACTCATTTCGTCAGCGATAGACACGTCTTCGCGAAGTTGAATATCGCGGCTCCACGTCTGTGAGGTCAGCGGAAGATTCAGCGTCTGATCCAGGCGCTCCAGCTCTCCGATGAGAAAGGCACCAGAACTGTCTACTGTTGCCTGGTCAAATGTCATTGGCATTTGCGATTTCCTTAAATGTTGAAGGCCAGTTCAATGTTGCCGTTAGCATCGCCAGGGCCATTGAAGTAAGCATTGGTAAGCTGGACAGTGTTATCGCCATCAGCAGCAGCCAGGAAGGCGCCAAGTGGGCTGGATGCAGTCGGAGTGGCTACACGCATATAAACCTCTCCACCAAGCGTAACGGCGCTTGCATCAGAGCCAAGATTTACCGTGACATAACCACGCTTCATGCAATCACCAGCAAAGTTGTAACCAGTACCGATCTGGCGAACTTTATCTGGCTGTGTTGTGGTCGGATAAGGTCGTACATAAATACCAACCACTACGGCTGCGGTATCAGATGCCTCGATCGGCACAAACTAACCTGCGGAGAACTTCCCGGCAAGGCCATAGGCACTGAATGCTTTAGTGCTATCCAGCGTTTGCGGTTCAACCGTCAGATCCTGCGGACGTGAGATTGCACCGGGGATGCCTGCAGGCATCCGGTAGAGAAAAGTGTTATCCATTGAATGCCTCGTTAGCGTTTGGCCCAGATTTCTTTCGCGGCGGCGTTGATCTCCGCGATGGTTTTGGTGGTATTGGTGTTCATTGAGCGGAAGCTGTCACCAGTTTTAGCGGCTGTATTGCGGTTTTTCGCCAGTTCAGAAACAGCGTTAAATGCCATATCTACAGTGGCTTTTTTCAGTTTGGTGATATCAGCATCACCGACGATAGAGCGCACCATCGCCTGATCGGCAGTTGACAGCACTGAGCGCTTGAAGGCGGTAGGTTTTGCCTTCGACGGTAACTGGATACCCGGTTGAATCAGATCAGCACGATAAGCGGCGTCACCAGTAATAGCGCCTTCCTCTTCCTTTTTCTCCTCCTCGTCCTCCTCATCGCCAGTAGCGGAGGCTGCAGGAGTGAGCTTGGCTACCGCTGCGATCAGCGCTTTACCCCATTCCGGGATTTCTTCCTCAGCATCACCTGTTCCTGGCAGAGTTGGCGCTGGCATTGGATTTTGCGGAGACAGGTTAATAACCACACCGCCAGGAGTGACAGACGTTGATACATCATCATCCCCAGTCACACTATCCGGTGGGTTATCAATCAAGCTCGCCATTTCGGCGGCATCGTTGGTTTTGCGGGCCTTAAGAAGCCGGGTAAACCAGTGTTTAGTAGTGCTAGGCATAGCATCCCCTATTTTGCAACGGAAACCAGCCCGCCCATTAGGGACGAGGGCCAGATGGTTACCGGTTATCGCAGATTGATTTGCGAGGCCGGGTGAAATTTGTTCGTAATCTGCGTCATAACCGCAGCTCACCTCATCATCGCCATCATCAATCGCCTGAAGTGCTTCAGGACTTTTAACAATGACATCAGCAAGTAGCAGGTCTGATTTATCCCCCTCACCGCGCCTGACGTTCTGGATGTGTCCGTGTGCCAGTTGCCGCCAGTTTTCAGGGGAAACAAAAATGATGTCGCCATTAAAATCACGTGGATGGCCTATCGTTACCGCCATCCCTTCAAACGAGGCCATCGCGCGTTCGCTGAAAACTTCTTCAGGAGTTCGGCGGACAATGATTTTTCCCCACACGTCCGGGGTTAGTTCTGGCCTTTCGGTTTTGTCGTACTCCTGCTCGCCAGTGCGCCCAATAGGCACATCCTTGAACAGCACTGAGCCATCAGCGAGCTGGAAACGGGTGTTCCCCAGTCGGGTTTTAAAGAAATATTTCATGGGTTACCTGCTGAATGGCGGGCATAGAAAAGGCCGCTCAGTAGCGGCCCGGTCGAATGGGATAATTGTTCAAAATTGGCGTCTATTTAACATAATGGTTCTTACCCGCACCGCCAAAAATGGACTGGATTAAAATGTCCTGTTAGAGCCTCATAACCAGCAGTTTTCCGGCCGGAAATTCAGCCTTTTTGAATACAACATTTTCGTAACATTTAACGGCTATTGCGGTTCAGGCAAAAGGCGATATGAAAGCCGTATTTTTTACTTTCTTGGCTCAGGGATCTGCACTTCTGACCAGCATTTGCAATTCGGAAGGCACCCGGCGTGTCCGGTCATGCCATCGAGCGTCGGAGGGTTATCCCAGCGAACAAACTTATCTTTCATTTTTCGGTGTGATGGTCGAGTGCCTGCGCCTTCAATCCTCCACCAGTACCCCTCAGAACCAACAGCCAGAGCACGCGCTTGCGTCAATGCTCCGGTAGCTCTGCCAATTTCAGTACGAGCAATCATCTTTGCCCTGCTGGCTGCAACGCCTCCAGTCTGCATGATCATCTCGTAGAGTTGCTCTGGTCGTTCGCCTCTCACTACCGCCTCAATTGCCCGTGACTGGATGTCTCTCACCCGGTCAGCGGATTCAAGGGGGAGTGATTTCATCAGCTGAACTTGCCGATATACGATATCCTGCGCTACCTGACCAACAGGCGTATTCCCTACCACATCACGCAGGCCCGCACCGATTTCCTCAGATACCGATCGCCACTGTTGCCACTCTTCACGCTCAACCTGCAGGAACATTTTCCGGGCAACCATTTCCGCCCAGTTATCCAGTAACACTGAATAATCAACTAGCGTACTGGCTGTTCTATCAGCGCTTGCCTGTGAACCATCGTAAGAGCCCGCTACGATTTCCCCTATCTGGTTTGCTATCGCCAGTAGGCTCTTTCGGTATTGGGTCTCCGAACGTCGGCGGAGGGCTGGTTTCAGATTCATCCTCCTCCCACTGGGACTTCGCATTTTCTATGTCCTCATCTGAAATTGACGCGCCAACGCCAGTCACATCCGACATTTCTCGAAGGTCGGTCAAGGCAGCGGCGGGAGACATACCCAGGTCACGCACAGCAGTAGCCAGCGCGGTTGTTGTATTCGTCGCCACCGTGGAGCGATCCAGGTCGCTCATCTGCCACAGGGGATTAAACTCAAACGTGAAATCTTTCGGCAACGGTTCGCCAAACTCTGAGCGATGCAGTACATCGAATAACAGGCGGATGTGAGGCCGTAAATCTCGCTCCTGCAGAGTTCCCACGTCATCGTAGTAATTCGCCAGGTCAGCATCACCGGTTGAAAAACCCTTCGGCGATTGGCGGAACAAGCGGACCAACGGTATCCCCACAGCCCCGGCGATATCCTCTTTAAATTCACTAAGCAGATCTGATAGACCAGCAAAAGAATAGGAGTGGGTTTCAAAGGTGTCATCGGCATCAAAAAGCGACATCCCCTCATTTGTCTGGTACTGGCGAACCAATTCCATTTGCTTAACCAGCGCTTCGAATGGTTTACCGCCCATGGCGATAATCTCACGCAGCTTCTTAATTTTTGCCGTACGCAGATGCGCCTTATAGGCCAACTGAGCAGCGCCAACGCTGGTACTGTCGTAGGAGGTCAGGCGGTCAAAAATACGTTCAACAACAGACATTCCCCACTCGTTCTCGGTGATTTTCTGCTGGTAAGGCAGTCTCACACCATCCATGCGAATCAGGCGACTATGGTGAACAGTCCACGCAGGAAGCCCCTGCGCCGTTGTCACGATGTCGTAGAACTCTGGTTTACCGAGGTTAGGCCCAAGTGCTTTTATGCGCCTGGTAAGCTGCGGGTTAATCATCCAGCGGTCGAGAACAGCAAGGCCCTTAAAACTGCCTTTCCCAACCTTATCCAGCATCAGTGGCGTCAGAGGTGCTTGTCCTTCAATCAGAATCAGCGCTACAGCCCCGCCATATAGTCGTGACCATTTCAGCGTTTCGTTGATGCAATCCCACAACTGAAGTTCATCAAAACGTGATTCCAGAATGCCACGACGTTTCGGGTCAATCTCACTGGTGATGCGAACGCCCTTTTTGGTCATATCGTCCGCTTTTGAATCAACAGCGGCACCAATGATCCAGGAGGAACGGTAAGCCCACTCAATGAGAAGGCGGTTACGGCTGGTATAGTTCGCCCGGTATGTCGATGCAGCGTGCTGGTTCGGCTGCTGCATGCCAACACGTGCAATAAAGTTATCGTACGAATCCGCCGTGGCGACTCGTCCCGTTTTCTTCGCCATGGTTGCGATACTCCAGATTTGATAGCTGTGACGAACCGGATAATTTGTTAAAAAACGGCCTGATTTAACATAATGACTGTTACCCGCACCAGCCGGATCCTTCCCATGATGAAATGTCCGCCAAAGGCTTATTTCACCAAGAAAAGTGGCTAAAAGTGCTTGAATAAAACCTGCATAAATAGGGTCAAAAAGTGAATAGGGTTAATTTTGCTCGAAGCGGTTATTTCCAGGTATTTAGCTGTTCCCCAGCGCTTCCCAGATATCCATAGCCGTATCGGTAGGAGCGAACGCCATGATGAAAGCATCTGCCACGTTCGGCGATGGGACATCACGCTTAGCCAGGTCCTTTTTACTCTCGACCATCACGCGTCCGTTCTTATCAAAATCACGGTGAGGGGTAGTCAGTTCCAGCTTTAGCTTTTCCAGTAACGGGCAAGATGAATCAATGCTTATCAACTCATCAACTGGATACTGTTCACCGTTATTAATTGCGTTGAAGGTATTACGGAACCGATCGGCAACCAGCCACCAGGCTTGCGCTTTAAGGTTGGCGAAAAAGTCTTTATTCGGAATGCCAATATATTCATTGTCCGGCTCGTTCACGCCAGCACCAGCATTGAATCGCTGGTAATTAATACGTGAAGCGTTCATGTTCTCGCGTTTGCGATCCTCGTTTATCTCAGAGAATTTGGCACCTGCGGAAGCGCCTACGCCTATTGAGTCGTATACGATATCCGCTTCTCGCTCCATAGCTGCCTGATATGTTCTCTGGCAACTCTTGAGTAATTCGTCTTCCTTGGCCTTCCATTCATCAGCCCAGTAGACGACAGAGCCGTGACGGTAGACGTTAGCGCATTTATCCGCGCCGCTGTCTGCGACGTCGAACCCAATGCGCTTACGTCCGCTAGGTTCGAAATTAAGAACCTTATGCGCATCAACCGCCGCTTCAATCCACGACAACTTAATAATTGCTGCATCATCGTCTGATTCCGGCACGCCCTCGTAAACATGCTTGAAACCATCGGGATCACGTCGCCTGGCGGCTTCGATAACCTTCAGCATCGTATCTGACAGGAAAGGGTTTTCGTCGTAGTTGATTTTGCGGATTAGCGTATCTTCGGGAGGATCCACCACAAAGTTACGCCATACAAAATCAGTTACCAAACCAGGGTTAAAGATAAACCAGCACTCCGAACCTTCTTTACGGATCGTCGGCTCCAGTATCTTCCACTGGTACTCCGTCAGCGCATGAGCTTCTTCTAGCCACAGAACGCTGATACCTTCCAAAGATTTAATCTCTTCGATATTTCGCCATAGGCCGTAAAAGACAAATTCAGAACCAGTCACCCGGTTAATAATTTTGTTATTCAGAATACGGAAGCGATGCCGTAGACCAAACCGGTCTATCTGAATTTTCAGCAGGGTGTATACCGATTCCTCAATTTTGTTCTGGATCTGCCGAGCACAGCAGAAACGAAGGTTATATTTGTTGGAGAGGAATATAGCTATTCCCGCTGCATCCCATGACTTAGAAGATGAACGCCCACCAAAAAGCACTTTGTTTCGCGCCTGAGTCGTCCAAAAATCTCTAAGAACCGGATTCAGGGTTGGTCTGGATGTCAGAGTAGAAGTCATTCAGATCTCGCTCTCCATTGCCATCATCAATACCAGCATCACGGCGAAGGCGATCTGCTTCCAGAGAGACCTTATCTGTTGCAGCTATGCGGTAATCTGTATCAGCAAATATTTTGTTAACTGTCGCCAGTGTTCCTACGATGGACTCAATACGCACGGTATTGCGCATCATGGCCTTTTCTGCGGCACTGATATTTTCCATCAGTATCTTTCTGGCTTGATCTTCCTCTGCATCTTCCAGCAGTGTTATCCAACGCCCGATGTTCTCTGCCGCCACCAGGTTATTGGCGCGAAGACGAAAAAGTTCATCCTCAAGAGTCAACGCCCTGGCATCTTCTATAACTTCATCTTTCAGTAATAGCCGCCTGGCATAACCACCGTGCTTCAGAGCGTGCTGGTTACCAGGTTGAAACGGATTAACAGGAGGGGCGGTACGCGAACCACGAATCGGTTTCGTATCTGTGAGAGGCTCGCCTTTTTCTTCTGCGTTCTTTTTCGAAGCTCCAGACGACGCGGGCTTTTCAGTGGTACGCGCCTTACTTTTTTGCGTACCGGATTTGCGTACCTGCGTACCTCCCTTGCGTACCCATTCCAGTTTCTTGGCTCTCTTCCTGATTGCCCCCTCTGTAACACCGTATTGAGCACCTATTTCACGGAGGCTAAGAACTCCGGCCCGGTATGCCGATTCGATGGCCTCCCAGTCCGGTTTTGACATGGTATTTTCCCTGCTGTTGAAACATTATCGAGACCACTCTGATAAATGGTCTCTGTAATGCTCATCAAGCTAATGCGGCACCTTCAAGCTTCTCTACCTTACCGCGAGCCAGCGACACGCAGAAGCGAACGAACAACGATGACAGCGCGTAGCACACTGCGGTGAATACCCAGCCGCTATAAGCCAGCAGGACGATGGTAAGCACCATGCAAATCCATCCCCACCAGCGAGCAATGACATTTTTTCTCCGGGTTATTTTCTTAACTGTTTCCAATACTTCAGAAGCAGTCTTTTTATCGCTAACTTGTCCAGCTCCATAAGCAAGAAATAAGGTCAGCGGACCAATAATGGCACCCAGCGCAATAACAACCCAGAACGCCGCAGCCGCAACGCTGAGGATATTGTTTTGACCAGTAAACGTTGCAAATACCAGCGCCACCAGCAGGCCGTAATAAATCACCTGACTGAATGTGTCAGTTAGAAATTTCTTCATAGCATTTCCTTTTAGGCGTGAGCCTGTCGCACGGTAAAGCCGCCGAGAGATAACGGTTTACCCAGGCTCACTACTGAAAGACTCTCTTGCGTGCGCGTGCGATGCGCATTAAAAAGCCCCGCTAAGCGAGGCCGTTATCTCAAACACTGCGTTCGAATGTAGTCCTGCAAGTAGCTCACTTGCCCGGTGATGGTGACAATTCGCTCTCTGAGGGTGAAATAATCCCGTTGAGCGGAGTCTGTAAGTCTGGGGCCGGAAGCATCGCCCACGCTGCCGGAGGCGGTCTCTCCGTTTTTTGGACAGGTGGCGTTGAGACGCAACCCACACTTGCCAGAGCTAACGCAACGCTGCAGATCTTCAAGCAGGCTTTTCGCATCTGCTAACTCCTTCGTGTATTTAGCATCCAATGCGGCAACGTCTCGCTGCCGGGTCTGCATATCGGTGATGGTGGCCTTCGCCAGTTCCAGCGCCTTAACCTTTTCATCACGCTGCCGTTTGAATTCGGTTGCGTTGGTGTAGTAGTGGTTCGCCAACCATCCAAGGCAGACGATCAGGCAGATAATCACTGCGCTTATAATGGCTGTGATACGACTCATTTTTGGCCCCACAAACACACTTCACGCTCAATCTCCCGCCGAGTTACCAATCCCTTCCAGATCTTTTTACCCGCGTAAATCCAGACGCGTAGCTGCTCACAGGCACCTTTCGAATCGCCCTGGTTGATTTTGCGCAGCAGCGTTGAAGTCTGGAAGCTGCCAGCACCAACGTTATAAGCGAACGAGTAAAGCGCCCCACGCATCGTTTCAGGAATTGGCTTTTTGATGTACGGGTTAATCTGACGGGCGACGGCGTTGAGGTCTTTATCCAGAAGAGCATCACACTCTGATTTCGTGTAAGTCTTCCCCAGCATGATGTCTTTGCCAGTGTGCCCATAGCAGACAGTCCAGACGCCGACCACGTCCTGATAAGGCTGATACCGCACGCCCTCAAGTCCATCGTTACCCGTAGGACCAGTGATAAGCGCAGAGGCTATGGCAATCGCTCCACCACCGACAGCAGACAATACATATTTTCGCAAGGATTGATTCATCACTCTCCCGCCTTTTGTAATGCCTCGACAACTACGCTTGCCGCCGCCGGGCGTTCGTGGTGAGGTTTGTCACTGACGCCCTTCAGGTAGTCATTGACCATCTGAGTACGCTTTTCATCTTCCCGGCGCTTTCGTCGTGCATCTACTCGCCCGTTTATGTATGACGCAAGGGATATAAGTAAGCCGACAGCACCAAAGAACATGTAAACAACGTCCTGGGTGGTAAAGCCCAGCGCTGCGGCAAAGGTCCCTACCCACGCAAAGAATTGCGTGAAGATGTTCCCGGAATCGTTCATTTTCATAGTCTCTCACCTCGCTGTGTGCGGGTGCTGTGCGTGAGTTTGAAAGGAACAGGCCCATCGGGCTGATTTAACAACGAGCCGTATCGATGATGATTCCCGTGAGCCTGAAATGAAAAAGGCCGCCAATCGGCGACCTTCAGAAAGTGATTTTCAGATACAAAAAACCCCGCTTGCGCAGGGTTTCAGGTTTCATTTTTAGTTGCTTATCGGCGCTGCCATCGTGGCGCAGCTCTGCCAAGCATGAGCGAATTATCTGAGATTCTGAGTAGTTATCAACGACCGGGGGAATAAATAGCACGAATTGCTAAAAACAGTTCCCGATAGACTTACTCAGATTTCAGGCTCTGGCGTACTGCAATGAACGTTTTCGCCTGGAATATCTGAAGGCACCATTTAACACGCTCCCTCGCCATTGGCGGAGTTAGCCAGGGCGCGGCATGCTGCAGTTCACGCGCCAAATCAGATATTTTTTTACGGGTGGTGTAATAATTCATCCCTATGACGTAGACCGGATCCTCTAATTCAAAGGCTCGGAGTACAGCTTGCTCTATGCAGTCAGCATCATCATGTCGTTCGGCTTCCTCTATCATGTCGCTCAACGTAGTAGGCCATAGTATTGCTCGCGCCCTTCCCATTGTCTGAGGACCGCTAAACCCCTCTTCTCTCGCCTGCTTCAGTGCCTCGGTTATTCGCGTTAGCTGGCTTTCATCCCAACCATCTTCCTTCAGTTTCCCCCAGAATTGGTTGCAGTTCTGAAGGCGATATTCTGCGCGGGTTTTGCCGCCGACACATTCTCCCCATACCGTTAAAAGTGATTTAATCCATCCTGCCTGAACGGAAGTAAGTAGCAGGGATCGCCCCAGCCAACGCTTATGCGGTGCTGATGCCGCTTTTTGAATGGCAGAAATATGATTACGTTGTTGGCGCGGAGTCATCCCTTCACCTCATTGTTTAAAATACGTCCCGGAATAATTTCGAATGAGTTGTTGCACTGATTACCCCAACGATCCCAGCCAGGCCAGGAGTCACGAGCAAACAACTCAACGCGCCGAACGTCGCCGTAAAGCAACTCCAGCCGGTGACGCACTTCCCACGGTTTTTCGCTGTGCTCTCCGAGGCAGGTGTATACAACCTGCTTAATGGACGCATTGACGCGCTCAAGACCAATACCGCGCGTAGCAATCAGCAGATCCTCTGTATTGGCGCGGGTGTAATTTCCTCCGTTCATTCGGGTTTCGTTGTTGAGCATGCTAAGCAGATCACTGAAGTCCACCAGCTCACCAGATTCAAGCGCCATATTAAAACGGCGTTCGGCGTACCGGTTCAGTTTCACCCAGGTGAAACCTTTCATGGTCCGCACGCGGAATCCCCAGGCTTGAGCAAGTTCTATCGCCTCCTCGGTATGTGTTCCTGTGTACCACATCGCAAGCACGGCATCTTTTGCAGCCACATCCCATATAGGCAGACGCTTAAGCTCTGACAAGGTCATGGTTTTGTAGTGATTTTCAGCTGCCCCATTGCTTATTTTGTTTCCGTACTGCCATGGAGGATCGCACAGTATTAATTCATAGTTACCCATGCTTATTCTCCCGATAAAAATTAACCACATCATTGAAATCATCAAAATATTCAAAGCATTTCGACATGTTGGCTTCTCTTACCGTCCCGTTGCTGTACGTTCTGCCTGGCAGCTTCATATCACTACTTCTAAGCTCGATCATTTGCATGACCATCCCCGGATGACTTTTGCTCTCCAACATCGGAGAAGGAATAAAAGCTATTTTTTCATCTTCAATAGCAACAAAAGCATAAAAGTCAGTGCAGGATATTTCCCTAGGGGTCTTTGATCCTTTTCCGCACCGCATACTGAACCGATAAACACTGCGGCTCCCCCCAAAATCTCCATACCGCAGTGTTGATTTCACCTGTCCACGCAAAACCATATCGCCAATATCCACAACAATGTCATACGGAAGCATTTGTGCTGATAGGCAGCACTGAAACCCCTGCTTGGCTAACGCGAAGAGCGTAAAAAACTCTCCTGTGCGACCAATTTCAATTTCTGTTGATGAATGGAGGATCATTTATCCCCCTCCCCAAGCTCACTGAGAACCTGTTTAAGCAGCTCAGCCTCAGTCCCGAAGTTTTGTTCCCATGATTTGCGCCCGGAATGAACAGCCACGCCATAGCCGCCAGTGCGGTGATGTGCATGGCATAAAGGTATAACGTGGAAATTATCTGCACGAACAGATAACCCAGTGCCGGAACTGCAATGATGAATTTCAGCAGGCGATTCGCCATAACCTAAATTACGGCAAACAACACAGCCCAATGCAGCCACACGGCTAAGGTGTAGCTTTTCTGATTTGGTTTTGGATTTGCTCATGCCATACCACCAGCACAAGCAGAGACACCGCGCTTTGACGTGCGGTGTGAATTGGCATTACTACTTTTTTGCGTCATCACTTTTCTCCAGTGATGGCGCGATAGGTTCGGTGTTCAGCCGAGGTGATTATTATAAATCAGCTTCTATCTTTCAGAAAGTAGCTTTTGCATTCCTCGTGAGAGGACTCGGTGTTCTTTATTTCTCCTGACTCCATTGGAGTGAGAACATAAACGCCACCAGGAAGGCTATCCAGCACGTAACTACCAGGTATGCGGATCGCCTCTAATAATTCTTCTTCGTTCATGAGATGCCACCCTATGAAGATATTTTTTCATCAGTGGTAACTCTTCCCGAACTGCAATTAATACTCGTCACATTACCCCCAGAGCGACATTCAGACGCACAAATCCGGCAGTGGCATCAGAGGGAATGCACGCTACCAATAACCAATTCTCAGTAAAACCAATCGTCAGCGCTTTCCCACGTCTCTTGCAGGATTTGCTCTACACGTTTTTTATCGCCGTCAGCGCCACCCAGAACGCCCAGACCATCATTGCTGGTAATTCGGATTCTTAATTTGCAATCGTCATAGGACTTGGACAGACGGCGCAACAGCTCCTTTTCAAGTGCGGGTACTGCGCCAGTTGGGAGTTTTTTGTCCTTAGCAATTGTGAGTTCAATTTTCATTATGAGTACCTCTCGCGAATACTGTATAAATAAACAGTATACCTGAAGAGTTAAATGGTCAAGCCCTTAAAGGCACTTTTTGCTAACGCCATGTGCATGTTTAATTTGATGTTTTGGACACATAAAACAAAACCCGCCGTAGCGGGTCTGGGGTTAAATAACAGGGTTCGGGTCTTCATCAACGAAAGTTGCGCGGTTAATCAGGAACGTCAGAACGCCCTTCACCTCCACATCGTCCAGGGCGTCACCTTCGATCGCTTCACCATCGGAAGTAATTAGCGCGCGACCGCGAACGATGCCAAACTGAATTATCCCGCAGAAAGAAACGAGCACGTGATCGCCCTGCTTTGGTCGCCGGGAAACATCGATAACGGCATAACCCGAACTCGTTTCCAGCACGCGGCAATTAGCATCAATCTGGCAAATTCTGTTTATTGTAAGTGTTTGCTCTGCATAGTCTTTTGCGGGTGACGGGAATCCCATAATAAAACCTCACACTAAAATACTGTATATTTAAACAGTATATCTATGTGAGGTTTTAGTCAACATGCCGGGGCCATAAGGTCACTTCAATTGCTTTGGATCAACTTTGTTGTGTATCTCCCAAAGGCTTATACCGCAGCTCGCACAGAAGTTAGCGAGATAGTCCAGGCCGGACCACTCCCGGACACCTCCACGAGCGGCCTCTACGAAAACAGCGATATCCTTTCCCATCCATAAGCCAAATAACCGCCAGCCGCCGCCATCAGGGCTTTTAACAGCCGCGATGCGGGTCAGAACGCCTGTCTGATAAAGCTCCGTAAAGGCGGGTTTCTTTCTGGTTATCATGCGCATAAATACAAACCTAAGATTTGTTGATAACAAATAGCGTATTTGCGTTTTATTGTTTTACTCCCTGCTCCGTGTTTTTCAGGTCGTTCTCTGCAAAGAGGATTGCTGTCCTGGCAGAGCGCAAACGTGCCTTTGCGTTTTTCTCTTCACGCTCCATATTGGCGACAGCTTCTCGCAGTTCGTCACGCCGGAGGTGAAGTTTCGCTATCTCAGTGACCACAGCCTCTCCATCGATGGCGCTCTGAAGAACGTACTGGAAGGGGTCAACAGCACAGCCACATTGCAGACACTTAATCAGCCGATGCTGTTCATCAACTTCAACAGCCCGATGCTTGCACCGCTGCTGCATGTAGTCCTTCCGGTCAGTTACGGTGATATTCAGAAGCTTCTCTTCATCACGCTTTGGTTGCACTAGGGTGATGACGTTGTCGCTTTCATTGTCCATCAGAGGCCTCCTGCGGGGCGGCTGGCAGCGGCTGCCAGTGGGTTACATACTCTCCGTAATGGTTCCAGAATGGTGTGAATGTGTCATCACCAGTATCCGGCACATTCCAGTAGTCGTGATTTACACGATTGTTGAGCGTTTCGAATACCAGATATTCGTAACTCCCCGGCTTATTTTCCGGCATCCGCTCGCTTACCGAAATCCATGTATCCGGAATTACCGGAGAGTTGCCGGGAGCAGCCTGGTACATACGCCACAACGCCTGCGTTATGGGATGCGAAAATACCTTTCCGTTCCATTCCATTCTCAACTCGTAGCCACGGTCATCAGCGCAAACCAGGTCCATTTCTGACCAGTTCCAGAACTCATTGCACAGAGAGATGAATTTCTCGCGTGATGGTACTGGCGTCGGAGAGTTGCCCAACTTGTTAGTCGTTGTTACAGGTTCAGCCTGGAGCATTGCGGCGCGCAACTTACCAGGCACATCAGCCCACACACCCGAATAATAACTAGTGTTAGGATCGGTATGCTCCAACAGGTCTTCTATCGCTGAAGCGGCCATACTAAGCAGATCATCAGGCACTACCGGCGCTGGCTGCGGCAACGTGGTTTTAAATGCTTCTATGTTAGCGTTGTGTTCTGCTCGTTCTTCCGGCGTCATAGCCTCAAGTTCGGCGTAATACTCAGCCCTGCGTTGAATGGCATCCAGTACCAGTCTGGTTTTAACGCCTTTCCCGAAGCGCATCCCAGGCTCCAGCAATACGGCGCATGGTAGTATTTCCGGATATTCCGGCGCTGGCTGCGCGTGGCGATAGAGGGGGATATCTGACTCCTCTTGATTCTTCTTACCCCATAAATACGCCATCTCCCTGCCTCGATTGACATACCCTAAGTTGCGCTCATCAGTCCACGCCACCGGCTCGCTGTCCATTGCGGCCAGCGCTATACGGGCAAGCTCCTGCTCTTCCTGTCGTGTCACTGGCGCACCTTTGAAGTTTGCCAGTTGTTCAGCGCGCTCTCTGGTTATGGTTGATTTGGTCATTTCCTCGCCACCTTAATTTTGCTCAGCGCCTCAACATGCTTACGCATAGTTGCCTGCACTTCTGGATGTTGCCAGTTGGTATGAATGCCGCCATCTTTGTCGATGGTGAATTTACCGACGTTTTCTGTAAGAACGCGCTTCAGGCGTTGCTCTGGATTTTCTATACTGAACATCACTCAGCCTCCCACTTGATGCCAGCGCCGATAAGTTCTGAGCCGACATCATCCAGAGCCTTGTTGTACCACTCAGCAGCGCCGCCACCGACGCGACCGCCTTTGTATGTAAACCACCCATCAATATCGTTACGCTCAATTTTGGGCGGCAGCTTCACGGTGACGGTGCGGGACTCCAGATCGGCGATGCGTTCTTTGAGGCTTCGAGCGTATTCCAGTTGGCTTACTCCCTGCTGCATTGCAAGTTCTGATGACCAGCCCATAGCAGCGGCGAGTTCATCAAACTGACGGCATAGCATGAGCGTATCGCTCTCGTGCATAGATTGAGCCTCTTCAAGCTCGGCGATGCGCTTCTCTGCCGCATCCAAGTCTTCCCCTAATTTCTGTGCCATCTGAAACCAGTTAGCGCGCTGCTCTTCCTTAAGCTCCACCGCTTCGATCAACGCGTCGAGGTCTTCAAGCTTTACAAACGTAATATCGTCGCCGAATTCTTTTGCGTGGGCTGAACGGCGCTTGATACTGGCAATCAGTCGGTTGATATCTGTCATGCTACATCCTCCCCAAGTACCCAGCGGAGAGCGCTGGCATACTCGCCCTCGGCAGATTCCAGGGCTTTGGTAATTTCTTTACGGGTTTTCAGACGTGGCTTAGCGTCGCCCAGAACCTGACGCTGCCGACGGGCTTTTTCATGACCAGAGGTACCCGCGGTTGCCGTTTCAATCTCTTTCACCTTCTCGCGCTGGGCTTCTGGTTCCAGTGATGCGAGCTGACGAGCCTGAGTTACGGTGACTGTTCCGGATTCAACGGCATCCTTTACAGCCTGGGTGGCGTCCAGCAGTGACAGCGTTGCGCGAACGGTCTGAACGCTACAGCCAAACATCAGAGAGAGGTCTTGCTCGTCGTGTCCACGTTCCAGCGCATCAGCCATTTTTTTAGCGCGGCCCAGCGGCGTATCTGCCTGGCGGATTTCGTTAGCGCTTACCATCGCCTGTGCCATACGAACGGCAGAACCACGCTTAGTGACTGCCGGAACCATCAGCAGCGGTTTACCCTCTTTCGCTAAACGCTTGTTCGCCTCAATGGTGTGGCGCACACGCTGGCGACCATCGACAACACAGGAGCGACCTGTCTCCGGGTCTTTCCAGACGATGATCGGCTCAAGAACGCCCTGGTCCATGATGTTCAGTACCATCGGCTCATTGATTGGCAGATTGATCCGCTCGTCGTAAAGCGGGTGGGATTTATCGGTTACCAGGTACAGGTTTTCGGGCTCAAAGTTAAGTACGTTGGTTTTCCCGCTGGCGCCGTATGCGTCTATTGAGTTTTTAGCCATTTGTCTTCTCGCTATTTTTCTTATCTGCCTGAGAAATCCACTCTTTTCTTAGTTCTTCCCGCGCCTTTCTTTCTGAGCCAGCCATATAGGCTCGTGTGATGCGGTAATGGCACTTAGTGCATTCAAGGTGCATGTGGGCTGTATAAATGGCCCGATGTTGTCCTATCTGTCGCGGCCTTCCTTCTCCGCAAACCGGGCAATTAGGTAAAGTCTCCAATGTCATCGTGAAACCTCCCGGAGTTTCAGGAATTGTGTGCTGTGATACGGGCAATCTGGGTTAGTAACCTTTAAATTCAGAAACCCAGCTTCAACAAGGCGACCGCAGCGGTAGTGAGGACGATCAACAGTGCCGACCAATGACTGCCACTCAAACCAGACGCCTACCGGGACCGAGTGCAGTAGCTTCATATCCAGTTCGGTGAGGTTATGGCTCAACTGAGCAGGTTCTTTAGTACCGCCAGTCATCCAGTAACCATTCAGATTTTGCGCTTTGCCCTCTTTCTCCAGCACCAGCAGACGTGCCAGCATTTCAGGGGCTGAAAGGTCGAAATACTTAGCCAGGTCACGACAGGTCACTTTTCCCAGCTCGTTTAAAACGTCAGTGATTTTTTCCATCAGATTTATTCTCTTTGTCAGGTACATCAGGCCGTCGCGCGGCATTCTTTCAGCAGGCTCTCGAACTTCATTCGAAGCTGGTTGGCGCATCCAAACGGCATATCGTTGATGATCCAGGTAGCGACACCGTCACGGATACCATCCTGGGTGATACGGCCTGCGCTATGCAGTTGGCGAAGTTGACCGCTTACGGAGCACATGCTGCGGTCCAGCACTTTAGCGATCTCCCTGGCGGTCAAGCCGGGGTTAACTTTGAGGAACTCAAGCATCGTGATTTCACCGCGATATTGTGTTTTTTGAGATTTCGTCGTTTTCATGAATAACCCCTTAACCCCTGAACCCTTTCGGGATATGTGTATCCAGACCACCACCCATGCCGAACGCGTTACCTGTCGCCAGGTTTCCTGAACACAGCTTCAGCACCAGCTCAGGCCATTTGCGGCGCAGTGTCGGCACATCCTGGACCTTCTGGCACCACCACTGATCACGTTGGATACGTTCAACCATGCTGCGGATTTGCTCGTGTTTACAGCCGTGTTCCTGGCGTAACAGGCGAATCTCTTGCGCCCAGCGAACAAAATTTGGTTCTCTCGGTTTTGCCAGGCAACCATCGAATTCGGCGGCACGCTCGTACATTTCGACGATGGTTGACCAGAACCACATTGCCAGGTCGAAATCGTCATCAGTAGCCAAATCGCTGTCTTCGGTTGCGTCTGGAATGGTCACTTCTGGAAGAACTGTTTCCCGATTTGATTCAGGAAAGTTATCCACAGGGGAAGCCTTCCCCCCTTGGTTTTTAAGATCTGTTTTAAGATCTGTATTTTTAAGATCTGTATAGAGATAGGATTCGGCTTGAGAGCCGTTTCCATTCGGCTTATGGGCCGATTCCTGGATTCGGCTCTTAGGCCGTTTCCATTCGGCTCTTGAGCCGTTTCCATTCGGCTTAAAAGCCGAATCCAGTGTTGACGGGAAAATTTTCGCTATTAGCGCCTCCTGGTCGATGCGGTAATGCTTCTTCGGGGTACCGTTTACCTGTCGAAGTTCTTCCTCAATAACATCGGCTAAATACTGCTCAATCATCTTGTACATGGCCTTCCTGACCACATCGCCGTCTTTCGCCCGAACCTCTTTTGCAAGGGCTGCGTGTTCCTTGTAAAACCACCCATTTTCCAGGACAGATTTACCCGACCAGAACACCAGCTGATTTAGAATTGCCGCCAGCAAATGCTGCTGCCTGTCCCCTGCAAAGAAGTCCAGATATGGGCCAGGGATCGTGATGCAGTTCCCCTGCCCTGACATGGCCTGAACAATTTCAAAGACCTGATTGCTCATACCAAAACCTCATTGTGTAGCCGTAAAAACTCGCGTAATCCCACCCAACCAACAGCACCGCAGGCTTTCCGGTAGGAAACATCTTTCTCTGTCGCAGTGATTACCGTCACCATGTGTCCCTTGTGCCTGTGCTGGAAGCGCGATCCGGCTTTAGGGATACCATTACAAGCGCTATCACCTTCAGACGGCGTATACGCCGGATAGGCTCGTTTTAGGCGAGCAATCAATTCAGCAGCAGACTGGTTACACATAGTCACCTCCGGAATCAGTGGTATTTCGGTACTTCAACAGCGCCAGGTTGATACGCTTTGCTGTATACGGCTTCGATCGCGTCATCGTGCGCATCAATAGCCGTTCCAATAGCGTGCTGAGCCGCGAGCAGCGCCCGGCGCTCAATGGTGTCGTAGATGCTCAAGCGGTGACGGATTTCACGCGGGAGAACGCGCAGGATTGCCGGAAGCAGTAAACGGATTTTCTCGCGCTGCAGTTCGGTCTCACCTTTCAGCCAGCGATGGAAAATATTCTGCTGGTTACTCCAGGTTTTCCCCGGTACCAGGCGCAGCTGATTACCGCCAATACGTGCATATTCCTCAGCGATAGCATTTGCCGCGAACGCCTGACCAACTTCTGCAGCCCAGGCCAGCAGAACCATTTCAACGTGCTCGTGTTTGATTTCCATCAATCAGACTCCTTCTGGCGCTTGGTGATAATTTCTTCCGTAAGCCCACTAAGTGGTGTTGGATGGAGATCTGGGCGAAGTTCATGAGGCGTGACTACCCAGCCCCCCATGCGGCAGAGAGGGATAACGCGATCGCTTGGGACGCAATTACGATTAATCCAATTTGCTACTGACTGACTCGACTTAAAGTCGAACATGCGAGCGACATAGGAAACATTCCCAATCGCTCTAACGGCTTTCTCCGTAATGTTTTTATATGGTGTAAGCATTCTTACCTCCTGTGAGTTGGTAAGTAGAGAATACTACACAAAGTAGAAAATGCAACTACTTAAAATAGAAATGACTAAAAACACGCTCTGCCGTAATCTTCTACCTATGGTAGAAAAATCGAATAAGCATCAAGACTTCGCAGACCGCCTTAACCAAGAGATGAGTAAAAAGAACTTGTCTGTTAAGCAATTAAGTCATGCGGGACAGGTCACCTACGAAATGGCTAGGCGGTATACGCTCGGCACAGCAAAACCACGCGATGAAAAACTAATTAGAATTGCGGAATGGTTGGACGTGCCTCCAGCCTGGCTGGACTACGGGGCAGTAGAAAACGTAGCTGAATCCAATAGCGTTCCAGAGGCTTCGAACCCCTCCCATCCAGATAAACCCGACGAAACAGAATTCACCAGCTTAAGCGATGAAGAGAAACGCCTGATTCGAGTCTTCCGAAAATTCCCTGATGCCGAGGCAAACAACATGCTTCTGGCCTTTGAGATTCGCTACAAGAAGCTCCTGGAGTTCTACAGCGAATACGCAGACCCCGACAAAAAATAACCTCCAAACACCCTTCCTAAACCCAGCAATGCTGGGTTTTTTTGTGTCTCCACACCAATAAAACAACTTAAAGTAGATATTTATTTCTACTTTTGGTGTTGACCAATCTACTTTATGTAGTATTCTCTACTTATCGACACAACGGTGCGATAGGTTAAACGTTCGGTTGGCCGCCTCAAGGCTAAGAATCAACAGGCTTTGTAATGTGGTGAATGCGGCTATGCGCACGCGGATCAGTTAAAGCAGTATCACTCGTTTCCTAGAGTGGGGTGGAAAAGAAGCTACCGGCTCCAGTTGTTAACTGGCTGGAGTCACCGGGAGGCACCCGGCACCACATTACAAAGCCTGTTCAGATTAATGTTTGAAGGATGGATTGGAAAATGAGCAAGCAAGGCATCCGTTCACTGATTTACGTACTGCTTTCCATGACGGTTTTATGGTCGGCAGTGATTGCGAAAATTCTACATGTTGCGGGGGTATTCAATGGTTAACACTCAGTTATTAGCTGTACAGAACAAATTGGTTATAGCTCAGGCTATTGGTGACCGTTCTATGTGGGATCAGGCCATGCTTTCTATGAAAGGCATCTTTGAAGCTGCGAGACAAACAGAGGACGGAATGTTAAACGGTCACGTTAACCCGCTTTCGATGCTGAACGTTGACGATGTTATTTGTAATTACGATATGTACGGCGATTTAATCGTAGTAGATGGCGATTTGCTATTAGGCATGTCGAAAATAAACACTGACATTATCAACCACTAATTCAAAACAATTAATTTTGGTTTATTAATGCTTTAGATGGCAGGTATAAACACACTCTAAATATATCTGCATTATATGCAGATAAGGAAATTTGATGGAAGAATCTAAACACCGCTGCTACGGCTGTGGCGGAACCTTCATACGTAAAGAACTCCACTATCGCCCCTCAGGAAGAGGGGCATATCGCAGAGAGTTATATTTCTGCCAGATATGTAATGAGAAGGAAAATAAAAAACAAGCATTGCGCTCTGCAGGTTCTGCATTCCGTAAAACACTCCCTGCAAGGCCTGGCTACTTTAATCACAGCCGTTAAAGGTGACTCATGGTAACAAACTCAATACGTATACCAGCCGAGGTAAATAAAAAGGCTTCATCAATTCTTAATCAGTATGCCTCAGGAGAATTAAAAGCCTGTCGTATTAAGTGCGGGAATATGAGCTTGCGAGTTGGCAGAAAATGGCGACTCCTGTCTAAAGATAATGGTAATTGTTGGGAAATAATGAGCCATGAAAAATACAACAAACGTAAAGACCGTAAATAAAGAACTAAGCATCAATGAACTAAAGATAGGTCGTTGCTATAGAGCTAAAAAACCACGGCCTGCAGGACAGTTCGCATCATATGCAAACGACCGCCAGGTTATGCGCATCGGTTCTACTACCGTGCAATATGATGGCCCTAGCGTTCATGCTGGGTGTCACTACCCCACAATCAGCAAAGAAAAGTTCCTTGCGTGGGCTTCACACGATGTGACTGATGAACTCCCTCCGGGAGAGTGGCAGATATGGCCTATCCCTAAGAGCTGAGCAACTCAAAGCACGGTTAATGGTTTTACTGATTTAAGAGAATCAACATGAAGCCGGGGAACGTTTTATAGTTACCCGGCCTTGAGGTGATTTATATGGCAGATATTACTCGTGAAGATGAATGGGTAATGGAAAAAGGGCTTGTAGCGAAGATGTATATGACCCCTCGTCAGATAAAGTCATATAGAGAAGGAAGATGGGTGGAGGGTATTCATTTTAAAAAGCACCCACCTAAACCGGATACAACCGAAGGCAGGGCAACTCTTTGGTACAACTATACGAAAATCAATAGGCTTATTGGGGATACGTGATGAATATGCCTGCTGGCGTAGAGCTGCATGGAAAAGCAATAAGAATTAGCTTTCTATATCGTGGCGTTCGTTGCCGCGAAGTTTTACGGGGCTGGACAGTATCGAATAGCAATATACGCAAAGCCGGTAATCTGCGTGCATTGATTGTAAGTGAAATACAACAGGGAAAATTCGATTACGCCGAACACTTCCCTGAATCAAAAGCGTTAAAAAAATTCACGTCCACGCAAAAGATTAAGACTTTCGGCGAATTATGTGATGTTTACCTGACATCCAAAAAACTGGAAGTGTCTGCAGCATCCTATAAAGGGGCTCAGTCACGTATAGCCACCCTCACCGCAATAGTAGGAAGTAATACCCTGCTTACTGAAGTTCAGCACACAGATCTACTTAATTACAGGAATGCACTCTTAACGGGGAATACATTAAGCGAGCATGCGCCGTGGCTTCAAAAGAAAGGACGCGCGGTATCTACGGTTAACGGGCTAATGAATAATCTGACAGCCTTACTGAAGATGGCGAACCTGAGTGGTTTTATCAGTCATACACCACACGAAGGCATTAAATCACTTAAAAGGTCCAGGCGGGATCCTGACCCTCTACTGCAAAGTGAGTTTGACGGTTTTATAAATTCACTGTCACGCAGGCATGCTTTGCTATGGACTGTAGCTATTTTTACCGGGCTTCGGCATGGAGAGTTGACGGCGCTTGCGTGGGAGGATGTGAACCTTGAGACAGGGGAGATCCATGTCCGGCGAAACCAGACAAACGAGGGGTTATTCGTTCCGCCCAAAACTGAAGCGGGGATCAGAACTGTTACCCTCCTACAACCTGCGCTTGAAGCGTTGAGAGAACAATTTCAGCTAACAGGTGCATTAAGTAAAACTGAAATCACCTTCCATCACCGCGAGCACGGGCTGACCGAACAGCAGAAACTACGCTTTGTATTCGTTCCTCCAAAAAACTGGCGCGGTGAAACAAGGTACTATGGCTCTCAATCTCTGGGTTATAGCTGGGAAAGAGGGTTAAAACAGGCGGGAATACGCAACAGACGTCCCTATCAGTCGCGCCATACTTTTGCATGCTGGCTTTTAACGGCAGGAGCTAACCCCTCGTTTATTGCCGGACAGATGGGCCATGAAAATGCGAAGATGGTTTATGAGATTTACTCGAAGTGGATTGGTGAGATGGATCGTAACCAGGTGGAAATGCTGAACGCCCGTTTTTCTGAGGCTTTGCCCCAAGGGTGCCCCACAAAGAGAGTGGTAGGGATAAAAAGCGTTTAA